TTACCCTGCGGAATATAACCCAAGGGTGGCACTGAAGCCGGGTGATCCTGAATACGAGAAAATCAAGACCAGCATAGAGGCTTTCGGGTACGTTGATCCGATCATCATAAATTCAGACGGCACAATTATCGGTGGCCACCAGCGTTACAACGTCCTGCTGGATTTGGGATACGACACCACGCAAGTGGTCGTGGTGGAAGCAACCAAGGAGCAGGAGAAAGCCCTGAACATTGCCCTGAATAAAATTACCGGGCAGTGGGATGAAGAGAAACTGGTTGATCTTCTGATCGAGCTGGACTTGAGTGACATCAATATGCAGCTATCCGGCTTCACTTTTGATGAGCTGGAAAACCTGAAAGTGAAATTTGATGATGACGATGCGCAGGAGGATGAGGATTTCAACGAGGATGAAGCCATCGCAAGAGCCAGGGAAGAAACCCGGACGAAGCGAGGGGACGTGTGGATTCTTGGTGAGCATCGCCTTATATGCGGAGACGCCAGGAGCATGGCTGACATGGAACGGCTGATGGACGGAGCGAAAGCGGATCTTTATCTGACAGATCCTCCGTACAACGTGGACTATGTCGGAAAGACCAAGGATGCGCTGAAAATAGAAAATGACCGAATGAGCGATGAGGGATTCCGGGCATTCCTGCTGGATGCGTTTTCCGCTGCCAAGAAGTCCATGAAAGCCGGGGCGGCATTCTACATATGGCACGCCGATTCCAAGGGATATGATTTCCGTGGTGCGTGTTTCGATATAGGCTGGCAAGTCCGGGAGTGCCTGATTTGGTGCAAGGACGTTTTCGTTCTTGGGCGGCAGGATTACCAGTGGCAGCATGAACCATGTCTGTACGGATGGAACGAGGGCGCAAGCCACGCATGGTATTCCGACAGACGGCAGACAACCGTTCTCACGTTTGACAGACCGAAGCGGAGTGAAACACATCCGACCATGAAGCCGATTCCGTTATTTGGGTATCTGATTCAGAACAGCACGAAAGCTGGGGATATCGTCCTCGATTCTTTCTGCGGATCTGGTACGACCGTCATGGCAGCAGAGCAGTTGGGTCGTAGGGCATACTGTGCGGAGCTGGATGAAGTCTACTGTGACGTGATTGTTAAACGATGGGAGGAATATACCGGGAAAGTGGAGGTAAAAGAGGAAAGATGATTGTAGAAGAAAACTTGACAGAGCTTATAACCGCTGCGGGGGGGGGGGGTAATTTGGATGAGTGAGACAGGAAATTCAACAAATCTTGTAAGGACAGAAATTATAGCGAAGCTCTTCGGATTCTCCGGCATCCGAAGGGTGCAGCAGCTCACGCAGGACGGCGTGATTGAAACGGTGGAAGCCGTGGATGAGGACGGCAAAAAATGCCGGAGGTATGACCTGATCCCGACAACGCAGAGGTATATCCAGTATTTGTCTGAAAAGGCATATGGAAAGCAGCATCGGACGGACAAGGAGATAGAACTCCGGGAACAGAAGATGGCGGCGGACATTGCCCTGAAGGAAAGCCAGGGAGAACTGCACCGATTAAAAACGGCGATTGCGGCCGGGGACTATATCTCTGTGGAAGAGGTCAAGCTGGACTATGCAAAATTCTTTCTGGTGTTTAAGAAATTCGCAATGTCACTTCCGGCCAGAGTCAGCGGTATGCTTTCCGGGCAGTTAGAGCCGCTCGAAGCCCGGAGGATAGAAAAAGAAATATCCGGCGAAATAGCCGAGCTGCTGAACTCTTTCGTAATTGCAGGGGTAGTAAAGCCGAGTGATGCGAAGGGCATTATCGCCGAGGCAGAAAAGCCGGGTGATGGTGATGGTTAAGTGCCGGAAATGGCGCAAGAAGTATGAAGTGGCATTTTATATTCTGGAAACCCTGCGGCAGCTACAGCCCCCGGAAGATATCTCCGTTTCAGACTGGGCAGAGAAGTACCGTTTCCTTGACTCCAAGACAGCGGCAATGCCGGGGCCGTGGAGGAATGACAAGACTCCGTATCTGAAGGAGATCATGGATGAGCTGTGCAATTACGAAACAGAGGAAATCGCATTGTGCAAATGCACACAGATTGGCGGTTCGGAAGCCCTGCTTAATATGCTTGGGTACATCATCCAGCAGGACCCGTCCCCAGCGATGGTGGTCTATCCGTCCGACAAGTTGGGGGAATCCATCAGCGAGAACCGCATCAAGCCTATGCTGAAAAGCAGTCCGGCATTAAAGCGGCTGTACAAGGAATTCCAGTCGCAGAAACTGGAGATGCAGTTCGAGGCGATGTATCTCACGATTTCGGGAGCGAACAGTCCGTCAAGCCTTGCGTCCAAAGCCATCAAGTATCTGTTCTTGGATGAGGTGGACAAATACCCTGCTGCCTCCAAGAAGGAGGCTGATCCGATTTCCCTTGCACGGGAACGTGTAAAGACATTCAGGAACCGGAAAATATACATGACCAGCACACCGACCATTGAAACGGGGCAGATATGGAAAGCCCTGCAGGGGTCGGACATAGAGAAACACTACTTTGTACCGTGTCCGCACTGCGGTGAGTATATAGAGCTGAAATTCAAGCAGCTTAAGTATCCGGGCGATGAAGAGGGGCTTACCATTTCAGACCGGGCGGATCAGGCGGTGTATATCTGCCAGGAATGCGGATGTATCATTACCGACCAGCACAAGGACAGGATGCTCCAGCAGGGGCGGTGGCAGACCGTGAAGGAGAACAATGCGTCCAGACGGAAGGTCGGCTACTGGATCAATGTGCTGTATTCCCCGTTCGTGCGCTTCTCCGAAGTTGCGCTGGAGTATCTGGATTCCCTTGGGGACCCGGAGAAGATGCAGAATTTCACGAACTCATGGCTTGCAGAGCCGTGGGAGGACACGAAGCTCCTTGTGTTCGCTTCCATCGTCATGGAACGGCGGACGGAGCTGCCGGAGTTTGTCGTGCCGGAATGGGCGAAGATGCTCACCGGGGGCGTGGACGTTCAGGAAACTTCTTTCTACTGGACGATCCGGGCATGGGGAGACCACATCACCAGCCAGAACATAGCACACGGACAGGCACTGTCATGGGCAGATATTGAGTACGTCATGAATTTGGGATACCTGAAGGAAAACGGGGAGCAGATGGTAGTGTCCCTCTGCCTGATTGATTCAGGATATGACAGCGATGCGGTTTATGATTTCTGCGCCGACAATGCGGACTGGGCTTTGCCGTCCAAAGGTTCTTCCAACCCGATGAACACGGACTTCAAGCTGAATAAGATAAACAAGCCGGACAGCAGGGCATACGGCATGGATCTGGCGATTGTGGACGGCGAGCATTACAAGGACATGATTGCATCCAGAATGAAAAAGAAAAACGGCCGGGGGTCGTGGATGGTTCACAAAGACTGCGATATGGATTACGCCGAACAGGTCACGGCAGAGCATAAGGTCAATGTGAAAGTAGGAAGCCGGACGGTGCAGAGATGGAAGCAGAAAAGCAGCCATGCCGACAACCATTATCTGGATGCGGAGGTATATGCGCTGGCGGCGGCAGATATCCGGCAAGTAAGGTTCATGCATCTGGACAATGATGCAGGGGCAGAAGAACAGAAGCCGAAGCAGGAAGAATCCCCACCTGAAGAGGCATGGATAAAGACAAATGAGGGATGGCTGTAAGGAGGCGATCATATGGCAAATATAAAGACGGCGGCAGAGGAGCTGGCAGAAGTCCAGCTTGCCATTTCAAGGGTGACGCTCGGTGGGCAGTCCTATCAGATGGGCTCCCGGAAACTTACAAGGGCGGAGTATTCCGCACTTGTGGCAAGGCAGAAGGAGCTTCAGGCGCAAGTGGCCGCCGAGGGGAACTCCGGCTTATTTGATGACACCTATGTGGCCGTGTTTGACGGAAGATAGGGGGTGCGTGGATGAGCTGGCTAGACGGGGCGATAGCGTTCTTTTCCCCGGAGAGGGCGGCGAGACGTGCCGCATGGAGGAACGCATACGAGGAATTGAGGAATTATGATGCCGGGAGCAACGGCCGGCTGAACGCAGGGTGGAGGGTAACGAATTACTCTGCGGAAGTGACCGACCGGGAAAGCAGGAGCTGGGTCCGGGCGAGGGCGAGGGATTTGGAGCGGAATTCGGATGTGATGAATTCCGTGCTGGGTGCGTACAAGCGGAATGTGATCGGCAGCGGCTTCCAGATTCAGGCGAAGACGCCAAGCGCAGAGCTGAACAAGGAGCTGGAGAAGCTCTGGAAGAAATGGTGCAAGGCCAGGAACTGTGACGTGACCGGGCAGCAGTCCCTAAACCAGATTCTCCGCATGGCGGTGGTAAGGAAGAAAGTGGACGGCGGCATCTTGTTTGTGAAGCGGTACACGAAGGACGGCATGGTACCGTTCTCCCTTCAGATGATTGAGGTGGATGAGCTGGACAATCTGCAGACGTTCCCTGACAAGGCAGGGCATCGGGTGATCGGTGGGGTTGAGTACAACGAGTACAACCGTCCCACGGGGTACTGGATCAGGCAGTACGAGCTGGACGGCTACTCCCTGGGGCAGTCCGTGTACATAAAAGCGGAGGATGTGATTTTCTACTACTCCAAAAAGCGGCCGTCACAGATCCGGGAAATGTCGGACATGAGCCAGACCATCACACGCATCCGTGACGTGAATGAATTCATCACGGCGGTGTCTGTAAAACAGAGGATTGAAGCCTGTCTGGCGGTATTCATAAAAAAGGCACTCCCGGTCACCGGGATAGGCCGTCCGGGCGCAGCGTCCGGCGAACGGAAATTTGACTATGACGGGAAGACGCTCACTCCCGGAATGATCAAGGAGCTGAACACCGGGGATGATGTGGAAGTAGTGAACCCGACCGGGCAGTCTGCGGATGCGACATCCTTCGTGAAGCTCCAGCAGAGGCTTGTCGGGGCAGGGCAGGGGCTTTCGTATGAGGCAACCAGCCGGGACATGAGTGAAACCAACTATGCATCCGCACGGCAGGGGGCAATCGAGGACGAGATGACATTCCAGGAAGAGAAGGAGATGATCCTCTCTATTCTGGATGAAATCTATGAGACATTCGTCATTTCCTGCTATCTGGCAGGGCTTATCACGGTTCAGGGCGATTTCTGGGGAAAGAAGGATGAGTTCCTTTCCCACGAGTGGATACAGCCGCCAAAGAAATGGATAGACCCTCAGAAGGAATCCGGGGCGATGAAAACCGCAATGAACATTGGAGTAAAGACATATAAGCAGATAGCGGCAGAAAACGGCACGGACTGGCGGACGCAGATTGATGACATGGCAGAGGTGCTGGAGTATGCGGCTGACAAGGGCATTGATTTAGGAGGAGTGATATTCGATGGCAAATTACAGCAGGAAGATGAAGGGGAGGGTGAGGACGAGAAGCCAACCCTCACAGAAGCGGAAGGGGGAGATCCTAAAGAGGACGATGGATCAGAACCCGAAGAACCAGACGATGACGAATCAGAAGGACGTGGGAATAAGGGAACTGAGTGACTGCACCATCCGGGCAGTGGAAGGTGATGGAAGGGAACGGACATTCCGGCTCTCCTTCAGTTCCGAAGCACCATATGACAGATGGTTTGGCACTGAGATACTTGACCATTCGGAAGGGGCCGTGAATATGGAGCGGCTGAATTCCATCGGGGTGCTTTTATTCAACCATGACCGGGATGCGGTAATCGGGAAGATAGAACGTGCATGGCTGGAAAATAGCCGTGGCGAGGCAGAAATCACGTTCGATTCAGACGAAGAGTCTGAAAAGATATTCCAGAAAGTCAAAAACAAGACGCTGAAAGGGGTGTCTGTCGGCTATCTGGTGGATTCATGGGAGGAAGTAATGCCTAATAAGCAGTCTGCGGACGGGAGGTTCACGGGGCCATGCTCCATCGCAAGGAAGTGGACTCCGTTTGAGATCAGCATCGTATCCGTCCCGGCAGACCCAAGCGTGGGAGTCGGACGCTCCATCGGGGGCGGTGCTGGGGACGGGGTCTATGGGACTTACTTAAGGCAGCTTCAATATAACCAATTAATCAAAAAGGAGGAAACAACGATGACAAGAGAACAGATGCTTGCCCGGATGAATGAAATCCTTTCCGCTGCGACAGACCGGGCGATGACTGCGGAGGAGCAGGCCGAGTTTGACAGATTGAAAAGGTCTGTCGAGCTTCTTGACTTATCCGCACAGGGCAACACTGGCGATGCGGGCCAGAGCCGTGCCAAGGATGATGAGGACGGCGATGGTGATGGCGGAGACGGTGGCGATGGTGACGGCGATGATGATGACGAGAAAAAGGCAGAGTCAGCGGCTAAGAAAGCCCTCGAAACGGAGCGCAGGAGGGTGCGCCAGATCGAAGAAATGTGCCGTGACTTCGGGATTGACTCCCGGAAGTATGTGGACAACGGGGATTCCGTGGACAGCGTGAGGGCGGCGGTGCTTGACCATCTGCGCCAGAACGGCGCACCGATCCATTCCGGCATCCGTGGCGGTGAGTCCGGCATGGACAAATTCATCCGTGACGTTTCGGATGCGCTCGTGATCCGTGGCGGCATCAATATGGAGAAGCCGTCCGATGGCGCAGGAAAGCTGGTGGGCATGAGCCTGAAATCCGTCCTGATTGAAGCGGAGACTCTGAGGGGCAGGGGTGACGGTCTGAACCGTGCCAGCAACGATGAGCTTTTCCAGAGGGCGTTTTTTAACCCGGAAAGCGTGTTCCCGGCAATCCTTGACCAGACGATTGAGAAAGCCTACAAGGAAGGTCACAAGAATGTGGAGGTTACTTTTGACAAGTTTACCAAGAAAGGATCGCTGCCGGATTTCAAGACCCATGACAATTATTATATTGCCGGGCCGGTCGGCGAATTTCTGGAAGTGCCGGAAAGCGGCGAGCTGAAGCATGACGTATTCGGCGATGACAAACTGCCGACCAGAAAGCTGAAAACTTATGGCCGCCAGTTCACGCTTTCCAGAAAAGCATTCATTGACGATGATATCGGTCTTGTGACTTCCCTCCCGGCGAGGTATGCGGCATCTGCCCGGAAAACCATCAATAAGCAGGTGTTCAGCGCCCTTCTGAAAAATCCGGCAATCTATGACGGCGTGGCCCTTTTCCATTCCAGCCATAAGAATATGCTGAAAACCGGGACGGGCATCACGCAGGAGGCAGTCCAGACCATGATCATGGCACTGGCAACACAGAAGGATCAGTTCGGGGAAGCAATCACCATCAATCCGTCCAAAATCCTCGTGCCGAGCGGCCTGAAGTTTGATATGTACACGCTGTTCAACAGCCCTTACATTGAGACTTCCGACAATACTCAGGCGGTCAATCCGCTCTACCAGTACAGGAACGGGCTGGATGTGATTGAGGACCCGACCATCAACGCAATGTGCGGCGGCATGGGGAACGTAATGCCGTGGTTCATGATCGGAAGCTCATCCGACTGCGATTTTATTGAGGTGGACTACCTGAACGGGCAGGAGATCCCGACCATCAAGCGTTCAGAGACTGTAGGGCAGTTGGGATTCGTGTGGGATATCTTCTTAGACTGGGGCATTTCCGTGATGGATTACCGTGGAGTAGTGAAGAATCCGGGCGTTGCAGTGAACACGAAGCTCGAACTGGCATAAGAAAGGAGATGTGAAGCATGAAAGCAGCATATTGGCAGAGGGGAGAAGCCCTGGACTATAAGAATACCGGGACGGAGAAAATTGAAGCCAATACCGTCATTGTCCTCGGAAGCAGGATCGGCGTGGCCGGGATGGAGATTTCCCCCGGAGAAACCGGGACGCTCCATGTGACCGGGGTGTATTCCAGGCAGAAGGGCGGCGAGGAAATCGCCGC